GGAGGAGTAAGCAAAGCGCTTACCCCTTTTATAGGTCAAAGGACCTCACCAGACCCTAAGGTCAAAGGTTTTTGGCCAACGTAGCAAAATTAGGAAACCTAATCATGCCGCGTCGGAACCCGCACACAAGCAGTTGCAATGTGCGGGCATACCGTGATCTTACGACCACGGTACCCTCCCAGTCTTATAACCAGTTACGCCAGACCGCGGTACAATGAAGGCACCACAGTCCGACAGCGTGCGTACAAACCCAGAGGGTTCGACGTATCTGTCAGGCTTAACAAGCTTAAGACCGTAAAGTGCAGCTGCGAATCTGACACCATGAGAGTAGCGATCGAAGTATATCTTGCGATATACAGCCGGTCGCCACACTTTTAGGTATCTGATTCCGCTGCGCCAGCGATATTGCCAATGAGCTTCATTATCATCATGGATGACAATGTCGCCAAGATCTTCAGGACCTCGGAGTCGTTTAATATGACTGGGCAATAAGTCCAGACATTTAAACCAACACCGAAGGAAACGAGGATCCGGTATACCACAAGCCTCTTTCGAGGCACTGTAGATACCGTTACAGAGAGCAATAATCTGATGCGGTTCATTTGGAGACTCCTTCATATAGTATCCCCTCACGGGAACGCCATTGAAGTAGTCGCCACCGCACGACTCTCGAAAGTACCCGTTAAGGAAGGTTTTGTCACTATTCGTGGTAAAACCTATGTACTTAAGAGCGGCTATCACATCTGCAGCAGCCTCTGTCCGGACGATGATATCATCGCCATAGACAGAGGCGTCCACACCAAAAGTGCAGACAAGACCCTTCATTTCATATACGGCGGATACCGCCGCACTGAAAATCAGAGTCTCTAGCTCAAATGTGAAGCCGTTTCCCATCGAGCTGAACTTCTCGAGGTGATACCATTTCCCTTTGACTTGCGTCATAGTAGATCTGGTAGCCTCAAGATACTTCAGCCACAGTGGGGGCAGCACCAATCTTACCAAATTGGTGCTGACACAGTCACTGGCAGACGAGAGGTCGATAGTCGCAAATTCTCCAGTAATGGAAGAATCACGAGCCATCTTCCGATGTAGAGACTGTCCCATGTTCAGGTCTATGCCTAAGTAAGAAAGTTTACGTCTCAGGTCTCGGCCTAGGCCGAGCTGGTACGCAACATTCAAAGACGGCTCCTTTCCGCAAGACCTGCGGATCGAAGTCTTCTTGGGGACAGTGAAGTACGTGTTTCCACGGACCTCTACAAGCTCGTCACCTAGCGCCGCACGCCACTTAGTACCAGACCAAGGTACCAGTAAGCGCCACGCGCCAGGGGTAAGGGAGGA